CATCAAGTCCTAATGTTGCATTACCCGCAGAAGTACCTATTCTAACAGAATTTGCTCCCCCACCGTTGACATTAGATCCAATTATAATTTCTGCATTAACACCTGTAGCGCTCATTCCAACATTGTACCCTAATGCAACATTATCCTGACCACCCACATGTCCATCAGCAGCTAGGGCACCAACAAATGTGTTTTGAATGCCGTTGGTGACTGATTTTCCTGCTTCATAGCCCACTGCTACGTTGTAACTATTTGTAGCTGTAGTATAATTTTGAGTACTTAATGCTCCATTACCTATTGCAACTGCTCGTCTACCTAAAGTGTCTGCTGTTTGAGCTCGGTATCCTATTGCAACATTCTCAAATGCAGCTGTTAAAGCATCACCTGCTAATCCACCGATAAGGGTGTTGGTTGTTCCCGTGGTGATAAACTCACCTGCCTGAAAACCAACCGCTGTATTGTAAGTATCAGTAGCAGTCGTAAAGTTTTGAGTTTTTAATGCTCTGTCACCAATAGCGGTGCTTTTACTACCTAACGTATCAGCAGTTAATGCTAAATATCCTAGTGCTGTGTTATCATCTGCATCAGTAAGTGCATCTCCAGCAAGACCACCGATTAGTGTGTTACTTACGCCCGTGGTGACTGCTTGTCCTGCTGAGTGACCTACTGCTACATTGTAAGTATCTGTCGCAGTAGTAAAGTTTTGAGTTTGTAGTGTCGCATAACCAATCGCTGTAGATTTACTTCCTAGCGTATCGGCTGTAAGACTGATAGAACCAACAGAAACATTAAAATCTGCATCTGATAAACCATCACCAGCATTAGTTCCCATAATGGTGTTGTTTCTGCCAGTTGTGACTGAGAGTCCTGCCTCATAACCAACTGCTGTATTGTTACTATCTGCAGCAGTAGTAAAGTTTTGAGTACCTAATGCACTCCACCCTATAGCTGTTGATCTACTACCTAGTGAATCACTAGATAAAGCAGCATACCCTAATGCTACGTTGTAATCAGCATCTGTTAAGGCATCGCCAGCTATGGCACCAATGAGTGTGTTCTGTACGCCTGTGGTGACTGATAGTCCTGCTTCATAGCCAACTGCTGTGTTGTGACTGTTTGTAGCTGTAGCATAATTTTGGGCATTTAAAGCTTGGTAACCTATAGCAGTGCTTCTGCTTCCTACATCATCTTGACTTAGTGTAGCATATCCTAACGCTACATTTCTTACACCTACTGTAAGTGCATCACCTGCTAATCCACCGATAAGGGTGTTATGTATGCCCGTTGTGACTAATACACCTGCTTCATAGCCCACAGCCGTATTGTAAGTATCTGTCGCTGTAGTAAAGTTTTGATTATGTAAAGCATTCTGACCTATGGCGGTGCTTCTACTACCTAAAGTATCTGAAGTTAAAGCTCTTCTACCTACTGCAACATTGTTATCAGCGTCTGTTAATGCGTCACCTGCTTCAGCACCAATAAGGGTGTTGCTAACGCCCGTGGTTACTGCTGTACCCGCATTATAACCAACTGCTGTATTAAGACTATTTGTAGCCGTTGTAAAGTTTTGTGTCCTAAGTGCATCATGTCCTATTGCTACAGACTGAGACCCTATTGTGTCTGCACTTAACGCTTGTGAGCCAAATGCAACGTTATTAGCACCTGTTGTAAGGGCTGTGCCTGAAAGCTCTCCCATTAAAACATTACCTACAGAAGTGGTAAGCGCACTACCTGAAAGGTATCCAACACAAGTTAAACCGCCTGTGGTCAAAGCATCTCCAGCTAGACCACCAATGAGGGTGTTCTGTACGCCTGTGGTGACGCTCTTACCTGCTTCGTAGCCGACTGCTGTGTTGTAAACACTTGTACTTGTTGAAAAGTTTTGCGTTTGTAAGGCATTAAGACCAATAGCAGTTGAGCGATTTCCAGCGGTATCTGTTGTTAAGGCATCCAGACCAACGGCTACATTTAATGAGCCTGTGGTTAAGGCATCTCCTGATCTAGCGCCAAGTAAGGTATTACTTGTACCAGTTGTGACTTCCGTACCCGCAAGATAGCCGACAGCCGTATTGAAAGTAGATGTAGCTGTAGTAAAGTTTTGAGTAGTTAAAGCATTTCGTCCTATAGCTACGCTGTACTGACCTAAAGTATCTGTAGATAAAGCCCCGTATCCTACCGCAACATTTTCATCAGAGTCAGTCAGAGCGTCACCTGCAAGGCTACCTATGAGGGTGTTCTGTACGCCGACGGTGACTGCTTTACCTGCATCTGCACCAACTGCTGTGTTAAAAGTTTCAGAACCATCGGTAACATTCATTGAACCTAAAGCAGAGTTTCCTACCGCAACATTTTTGTCACCTGTGGTATTTGCGTCTAATGCCGCAGAGCCAATAGCTATATTTTTTTCGCCTGTGATATTTGCTACTAAAGCACCTTTGCCAATAGCAACATTATTACTACTTGTAGTTGTTGCTTTTAATGCATCCATACCCACAGCCACATTATTATCACCCGTGGTCAAAGCAGTACCAGCCTCATCGCCCAAGACCACGTTGTAGTTACCGCCAGAGGCTATTGAGTTACCTGCGTTTACACCAATTCTAACATTGTTGTCACCTGCTGAAGCAGTGATAATATCTGCGCCGTCTGCAAAGGTTACGTCAGCCGCAAAGTTAGCTGCACCGTCTACGTCAATTACGTCTAGGTTAGTTGTACCGTCTACGTCTAGGTCTCCATTGAAGTCTACGTTTCCTGCAACAGCAAGAGTTGTAGCCATGTCAACTGCACCATCAATGTCTACAATGTCTAAGTTAGTAGTTCCATCTATATCAATATCACCAGAGATGTCTAAGGCTGTACCTATTAATGTTTGCGTTAGTGTTACTTGACCATTAGCAGCAATAGTAATAGCATCTACATCAGATGCAGAACCTATAGTCTTACCATCCCCAATAATTATATCGTCAGTAAATGTAGCTATGCCTGTCACAGCTAGTGTAGATGCCATGTCAACCGCACCGTCAATATCTACAACATCTAAGTTAGCTGTACCATTAACATCAATTGCACCTTCTATATCAAGACTACCGGGAATACCTACAACTGTTGTACCTGTAGCTATTGTTATTACATCGGCATCAGCGTCATTCTTAATGGTAATGTCGTTAGTAGTACCTTGCCCAGTAAGAATAAGACCTTCAGCAGATGTATAACCTATTGCAGCATCATCACCAGCGGCTGTATCACCTGCAGGTTCAACTGTACCGCCAGCTAGAACATTCCCTGTTACAGTAGCACTATCTATATATGCATCCTTAAAACGTAAACTATTAGTACCTAAGTCAACATCTGAGTCGGTTACAGGAGCAATACTTCCGTCATTAAATGTAACTTGATTTGTACCTGCATTAGCTATTGTAATAACATCTGATCCACTAAATGTAATACTAGTGTTGGCGTCAGCATCACCAAAAATACTATCAAGACCCATAGTTCCAGCGTTAGTAATATTAGAGTCACTAAAGTCTATAGTACCTGTAACATCTAAGTTACCACCTACAGTTAGGTTACCTGATATATCAACAAGACCATTAATATCAATAGTAGTAGCAGCAATTTGTATCTCCGTGTCAGCTACGAGATCAAGTTGACCGTCAGCAGATGAGTGGATGTAGATAGCAGTGTCACGGAACTGTACCTTTTCTGTTGTAGCAATAAGTATGTCATCAGAAAACTCAAAGTAATCTTCATCTTCCATCCACTTAAGGACACCATCATTAGTTTCTCCATCAAAAGTAATGACAACATCAGATCCTGCAGTACCTGCTCCAAAAGTAATAGAATGCCCTAACATATTAGCAAGAGGCCCACCCTCACCAGCAGTACCATCGTGAGTGTGGCCTGTACTAGATGCAAATGCAGCTAAAAGTTGATCGTATTCATTGTTAAACAGATCGGCGGTAATAACGTCACCGTCTGTAAAAGATGATTGCCTTGTGTATGTAGCGCCCATTTAACGTCTTGCTCCTAATTGATACTCTAACTGAAACCCTTTAAGTGAATAAGGTGCAGTTTCACCCCCATCATTTATTCTTAGTATAACAGAAAATCCTGAACCTTCTACTGATTGTCTTATAATAGGTTGTGAAGGACCCCCAAAAACAAAAGTAGCAGCAGCGCCTACTACACTAAATAAAGCATTACCAAACTGTGCTGCAATAGCAGAAGAGTCTAAAGCATATGGTGCAGGTCTTGCTGAACCTGATCCTTCATTATCATAACGTATTAATAAATCAGCGTCAATAGCAGATTCAGGTTTATAGTTAACAATAACTCTCTGCATATGTTTTCTAATACCAGTGTCTCCAAAACTTAAATCGGGACTTCTGTATCTAGCTAGTATTGGTGTGCCATCAAAAGTATTACCCTTTTCTTGTCTTTGTACAAAACCATCACTACTTCCATGTAAAACAATTACATCTCCAGAAGTTATAAAAGTATCTGTAGAAGTAGGTTTTACTCCTCGTATTTCAGAAAACTCAAATCCTTGTTGTTTTATTACGCAAGCAACACCTCGTGTAAGGTTTTCTGCCTGACCCTCTTTAGTAAAAAATATTCTGTACTGTGTCTTGTCAGCTATAACAACACTTTCAAATAATAATGAGTCTTTAATGTTAACATCAAAAAGAGACTGTACATTTTTACTTACTGTACCAAGTTCTGTATCACCAATTTTTGCAGTAGCAGCTACGGTTCTAAGACCATCAGGTCCAAGAAAAATTAAGTCACCACCAAATTCTTGAATAGTATCTCCATTAAGACAACCAATAGACCTAGTAACAGGAATTATAGCAAAATCAGAAGACGTATTACCTGTCAATTTAAATATTCTATTTTCACAAAATATAAATAAAGAATCTCTAAATACTTTAAGGCCGACTATAGTGTCGTCAACTTTAATACTTCCCGCCCCATCACCACTAGTAAAATTATCTTCATCAAAAGGTACACTAAATATAACTTCTTCTGGTGTAGTACTTTTACCTGCATAGAACATATGATTTTTAAAAGACGCTACATGTTTAGCACCTGCAACTGCACTTGCAGCAACATCAACTACATTAAAAGAAGAATCAAAAACTACAGGAGCATTTACCTCATCAACAAATATAATTTTATCAGTGCCATTAAAATTAAAACGTTCAAACCTATACTTTGCTGCATTAGTTCTTCCTGTATCAATTTCTGTCCACGTAGAAGATACAACTACACCATTAATATGTGCGGCGGCTGTAGTACTAGAAGCTGCCCTAGTTACCCCGGTAAGTAAATTTGGATTGGTTGTACTAGTAACACCTGTATATGTAAATATCTCACTTTCAATTTGTACAGTACCACTAGAAGTAAAACCACTAACAGATTCTACTCTAATCGTACCTGACCCTGACATAGTTTCAGTTGCAGTTATAGTTGTAGATAATTCAGTAGTTCCAGCATTAAATATCTTTTCGCCCCTACAAGCTATTACTTTATTTGCAAAACTAGCTACACCAATTACTTTTTCAGATGAAGAAGCAGTTTGTGGTATAATATGATTAACAAATTTACGATAGCCGTTAATTCTTCTGTAGCCACCCTCAACGTCAGGCTCAAAGTTTTCTAATACTAAAGCCTCTCCCGGTTGCATCATAAAGGTAGAACGGTTTAGAACTAAACCGCCCTCACAGTTAAATGCTGCAGGTTGTACTTGAGAACTATCTGGCATTAAAAGGATACCCCAGAGTTAGAACTTGTAGGTCTGTTTATTACAGTAGACCTAATGTAATCAAACTTATTAACTAATAAGCTTTGGATATTCTTAATGCCTTCCTCAAAACGTTCAAAGTTAATCTGGTACTGTTGCATCTCACCCCTGTACTGGTAGATAAACGCGGAAGCGCCATCTGTAATGACAGGTTTAAATCTATCAGGAATACTAGTAGTGTCACCGTGGGCAGTTAAATCATCAGGGAACGTAAAGAAATCATAGAATAACGTATATTCTTTGTCAGGATAAGGATACAGTAAATAATTATTATCAAGGGTACGTACAATATACTGAGGCACACCTCCACTATCAAACTGCGTAACTACTACACCACTAGCGTAAGCTGCAGCAGTAGTTCCTTCAGCACCCCTTGTGCAACCTGTAAGAGTATTACCTGAGATAGCAGTATAAGAAATCAACTCACTAGCTATGTAGACACTGCCTGATGCTGCGAAGCCTGTAGTTGAAACAAGAGTCAGGGTAGTCACAGAGTCTGTGTGTGTGCCATCCAGAGTTGTAGATTCAATTTCATCTTCTTGAGTTGCGAACTCTTTACTTATGTATTCATTATAGTTAAGTCTTTTTAAATTAACCCCTGATGCACTGAGGTCCGTGTCCTTTTTTATTCTTGCTGTATTGTAATCTATATATTTTGTACTGGCTGGTATAGTGTATCTTACTACACCCGGAACTAATGTTGAAGTGTTAGTAGAATGATTAAAAGGGTATGCAAATTCTTTTTGATTAATGTGTCGTATAGCTTCATTGATAGCATTTTTAGATTGTACTTGAATACCCCTAGCATCCGTAAAACTAGCGGAAGTAAGTACGACTTCATTCATACGAGTAAGAACGTCATTCGTTAATTCAAGAAATGTCAGCGCCATCGTGTTTCCTTAAAATGTAGCAATGGGGCCAGCACAAAGCCAGCCCCAAAGTTTAGTGTAGTATTACAGCAAGTCACGCTGGGCTTCAGCAGCCTCAGTATGAGCAGCCGAAATATCTGCAATTACTGCATAGACACGTAAGCGTCCAGTTGCAGCAGCAGCACCAGCGATAACAACATCAATAGTATCTGCAGCACCAACAAGAGCTAACGCAGCAGCCGCATAAGTAGATGCAGCACCTGTATTTACAATGTTAGCTTCACCGGCAGAACCTTTTACAAGGTATGTACCAGCAGCAGCATCAAGTGCAGCACCGTCAACGATGTCATCTCCACCAGCAAAGTCAATATTACAAGTACAACTTGCAGTAAAGGACTTCATGATTTCCGCACCACCAGCAAGCATTACTGATTCAG